CTATATTTTCGCTGTTGATTAAATTCCAAAAATACTCAGATGCTTTTTCTATGGTTTTGTATTCAACTTCATTAAGGTCTTGATATTTTAATTCATCCCTGAAGTATTCTTTCAAGTCCCACAGGATAGACTTCATTTTAGCCCCATTCACAGCATTTGTGAATTCATGATTGTCTTCAGGTAGATTGAATTTTAGGATTGCTTTCATACTATTCCCCTATATTCTGCCTTGGCATCAAAGCATGGGCAGGCCTTATTTGCATTCGGGAAGTCTCTGTGACCCTGAATGATTAGGCACTTATTATCTGACCACTCAATCACCTCTTTTATGCACTTTAAAATAGCTTCTTTTTGCACAGCAGTTCTATTGTCTACAGGTCTGCCTTCCTTGGTTATCCCTCCAATGTAGGATATGTGAATGCTTTCTTTGTTGAAGCCCTTCACCCCATTTGCTACCCCATTAAAATCCATCAGCCTGTGGATAGTTCCGTTTGGTTCTATCAGCAGATGATAGCCTGGGGACTTCCATCCTAGGGTATCCTTCCAATGCCTTTGAATAGCTGCCACAGTAGCTGTCTGCTGACTTGCAGTGCAGTGGATCGCTATATACTTGATAGGTCTTTTCATCTTCCCTGACCCCTGTATCTCTTGGGCTTATTCAATGCCTTTGAATAGGCCTTCTTTGCCTTCCCATTCCTTCGCTTTCCAAAGGTGATTTTGATCTGTGTACTACTTCCCTTCTTCATCTTTCTTCTTGCTGTCAAAGATTGCTTTTTCGTTCTTGATCTTGAAGACTAGCCACACGATTGACAGCAGTGAAATAATCACAGTCAAGAAGATATTCACATTCATCAAGTCAATAGCCTGAAAGATGTTGGCAATGATTGCCACAAAGGTGGAAGGTACTCCTATTTCATCTTTTTGGAAGATATTCATTTTCGTTTAAGTTGTAGGAATTGCACAAAGGTTCAAAGGTACAGGGCTACTGATCTCTATCTCGATAGATACCCCTGCCGTAAAGTCATCAAATCTCTCTTGGAAGAATTCAATGGTAGCATTTGTTGAAGGATTGAAGGAATAGGCTGTGTCTAGTTTCAACTTCCCTAGCACATCCAAGGCTACAAGCATCTGATCACTTTGAATCTGTAGCCTGTTTGATTTGTCTTCAGTTAGCAGATCAGCAAATAGAAGGACAGCCCTGTATCTGATAACAGATGTAGAATATTGGGCAGGTCTGACCACAGTCCAAAGGACAGGGTATTCAATCTCCCCTCCATTGTCTACATAGTCATAGATATCCCCTTCACCGAATGTTCTTATCATTGGGTGTGCTGCCTGTATTGCTTTTAGTTTTGCTACTAGTTCTGCTAAGGTCATTTTGTTTGCTTAAATATTCCTTGAGTTTTTTTTCGTTCTTGGAATAGGCCATGATTAGAATGGTTTTTTGTATCTGTTCCCTTGGTATCTTTCGCTGTATGGCCTAGGGTCTTCATAGTATCCACTACCTAGATTGATAGCTACCTTGTACTGATTGCTGACAGGCTGAATAGTAGTCACATCAGACCCTGGATTCAAGTACTCAGGGTATAGGGTAGAATTCGCACACAGATAATTGATAGTCCTTTCTGCATACCATTCAGCATATCCCTTGTAGTATTGTGAAATGGACTGCAATTCTGCGAAGGTAGGTTCTTCTATGTTCTCACTTTTTCTTTTCACTACACCTTTGTTCACAAACTTGTACTGCAATGCCATAGGCAATTCACCTAGGACATAATTGAATAGGGTATCTGTGATGTAGGAATCTAGCAAAGTCTTATATACAGCATTCCCTGCCTGACCTATGGTGTTTGCCACAATCAAGGAAAGGATTTTGTCATAGAGTGCTGACCCTAGAATAGGATGAATGTACCTATCCTGAGTCATCTTGATGACCTGTGTCACATTCTTCAGGTCTATATTTGCGGAGGCTACAGTGAAATCCTTGAAGGACTGCTCACTGATCATTAGAACATTTGCACTCATCTTGATGTCTTTTCGATTACTACATTTCTTTTCCACTCATGCCTACAATAGGGAGTGACTATGTTTGTGCCTGGTCTTCTGTACCATCCACCGCAAAGTTGAAACACTGAATAGCCTAGCTGATTTGAGATATTCTGAATCTCTTCCCTAGTAAACAAAAGGCTTCTTTTCATTAATTCTTTGCACAAAGGCCTTGATTGAGAACCTGCTTTTAGATCAGGAATGTTTGGCCTTAATTCATAAGAATATAGAACCCTGAATGAAGTAATTGGCTCAAGTCTTCTGACCGCTGCCTCCCCTGTTCTAGTCACTTTTCTAGTGATCAGGCCTTCTCTATCAATCTTCTCTTCTAGTACATTGTCATCTATCAAGGTGTTGATTCTACCAATGACTGAAGCCTCATCTATTCCTGTAGCCTTTGCAATCTGTGGAATGGTGATGGCAGGATCATTCTGAATCTGCTTCACTATATTCCGCTGCACCTCATTCAAGATGTATTCTGCAAATAGTTCATTCTTCACAAATTCATCCATTGAAGAAAAGAACATCTTATTGCTTTCTAGGATTTTAAATCTATCCCTGCTGAATCCTTTGCCTTCAAACTTGGCTAAGATTTCTGCATCATGATCAGAGATTGAGCAGTTCAGATGCTTGTGATCATGGAAGGCTGTAGGCTCTGCTACAGGGGCTTCATTTATCGCAACAGGGGTGACAATATCTGTTCTGATTGGAAGCCCAATAAGGCCACGCAATTCATTCACATCCATTGATTCTACTACCTTGGTGGCAATCAAAGGTGATAGGCTGTTCAGGGAATTGATGATGTCCTGTGATCCTGCACTTTCTTTCTTCTCGATTGGGTTCAGACCTAGCTTTTCTCTGATCTCTTCCTGTGTCATGTTAGCAGAGATGATAGCCTCAGAGAATTCAAAATTGATAGGCTCAGTCTTTCGAAGTTCTAGGATAGCTGTCAAGTCATTAAACTTGTACAGGTAATTGATGGTCTCTTCTATGTTCCGCTGCTTGGTATTCACATAGGTATTCTGAAACAATTCATATGCTTCACGCATCTCTGATCTACCACCTAGCTGACCTTCTGTTTTAATTCCAAAAAGCATAGGGCTACTCACCTTGTGACCTGAGAAAATTTCAGTTTGTACTGTCTTATTCAAAAGGTCAAAGTGCTTATCAAGTTCAGTCCCTGATAGGTCTACTATGGAAGGTTCATTCTCCTTTGAATCATTGAATGCAAGCATGAATTTTCCTGCATTCTTTGATCCTGAGAATTTGTCTTTGAATTGTCTTTCAATTCTATCTTCTTCCTCCTGGGATACTTTGCCCCCATTCAAGTTTATCAACTTGGAAGAGAACATTCCATTGTTTATCGTGTTCAGGTGGTATTCCCCTATAGAGATATCTAGTTCAATGTAGGAGATTGCACCTCTGTAGTCAGGCAAAGAATAGGTATTTGCCCCTGCTCTGTATTCCTTGAAGTACAGAATCTGTGATCCTGTTCTGTTATTAGGATCGAATGCAGGGAAGGTCTCATAGTCAGGCCTAGGGTTGACATTGTCATTCTTGATCCAATTATCGGATACATAGAATTCACTATTGTCATGATTGGTTCTGACCTTGTAGTAGTCTACATGGTAAAGTTCAGCAATTTCACCTGTGGCTTTTGTCCATATCACCTGAAGGTAGTATCCTCCAAAGATGGTCATGTCAGTAGTCAACTTTTTAGTTAACTCATTCAAGGATTCTTCTTCAGAATTGACCTGATTGATCATGCCGTAGGCCTTCGCCTTCTGCATTTCATCTTCAGTCTTCACTGACCATCCATTGCCACAGATGTAGTCTACCTTGCCTGTGACTATTGCATTGTGCTTTGCAGAATTATTGTACAGCCTTAGTAGGTAGTTTGGGTAGTCATTTCTTTCCCCATAATAAATCCAATCCTTTCCCTTCACTTCTTTGTAAATGGGTAGAGGCACTTGGTCAAATTTGAAAAACTTTATCATACTGTTGTATATGTTTTGTAGTTACCATTGTAGCCATCATATCTGACCACTCCTGCTGTTGACAAATTCACTGCTGTCAGTTCCATCTTTCCTGTGGCTATAATTGTAGCACCGCTTCCCGCTTGGGTTACATAGTACCGCCAAAAGCCTACAGTGCTATTCTGAAAAGAAGCCTGAAGGATATTGAATTCTGAGTATCTTTCCTTATGGGTACTGACATCTGCTAGGCTCAAGGTCACCTCTTCCTTTGTTACTTCATGCTGAAATAGGAAGGTGTAGGTGTTGCTGCTTGTTTGCCTCTTATCAAATAGGGCTATGAAGATAGCACTTGCTGATCCTTTCTGAATTATAACCATAACCATAAATACAAAATAGACTACCCATGTACACAAAAAAAAACACCTCCATAAAGAAGGTGCTTTTCACATAAACAACAAACCAAATATTAAGCAGATACAGGAGGAGTTCCTGTGAACAATGCTGCTAGTTCTTTCTCATTGCCTGTGAAGGTCAATGTGTAGCCATTACGATCACCGAAGGCAGTACCTGTAGCAGAACCACCGCCTGTGATGTCCAAACCATTTGCAAATCCTAGAACCCAAATTTTGTCATTGTTATCTTTCACTAGGGCTACTAGTCTATTCTTAGCCAAGAGAAGAATCTCATTTCGGGTATTTACTTGCAATTTGTTTAGAATGATTTCTAAGGTCTGAGCGTAGAACACAGTGCCATTTTGAACATTGGTGTTGACAGCCTCTGCGAAGTTTGAACTTTCTTTAACTAGTTCGTACTTCCAAAAGTATTTGCCTGCATCCATAGTGACAGCAGTATATGTACCGCTAGCACCTGTCCAAGAAGCCACATCTTCTACCGCTGCAAACCATACTTCTTTAAGACCACCGATTGAATCTTTGCAGTCTAATGTGTATGATTGAGTTAAGGCACAAGGCATAGTATTTTTTTATTTAAAGTGTGAAGGGGAAGGCCAATCCCTTCCCCGATATTTTAATCAATTAAGGAGCAACATACAACTTCCAGAACACTACTTCGTCAGGGAAGGCTACTTGTACACCTAGTTTGAATTCTACTACGAATCTCATTTCGTCTGCCTCTTTAGCATAGAACAATTCAAAGCGATCCTGCTCATTAAGCATATCTGTACCTAGGTACAAGTTGCTCATAGATACACCGAACATCTTGTCAGTTCCGTTCAAACCATTCACACCAATCAACTTGATAGAAGTACCTGGGATGATTAGTTCCATGTTGGCAGCATCTACAGGGTAGTGATACAAGTTAGCATCTCTCAAAGCCAACACATATTCTCTGAAAGTATCATTACCTGCAAAGATCACTACATCATCCTTGTCCAAAAGGGCAGCAGGGATAGCAGCAAAGATATCATCTACAGCCTGCTCTACATTCGCCTTGGTCAAAGTAGTCAAGTTGGAAGTGTTTCCATTGATAGGATCACCTGCACCACCGAATCCTAGATCATTGATGATTTTTACCAAGCCGTTAAACTTGTTTAGGTTAGCGTTTCCGCTTCCTGTATCACCTTGCCAAATTGCAGTCTCAAGGGCAGCACCGATTCTCTGTACTTTCTGTGCAGAATATTCAGATGCATAAGCCATGTAGTCATAGCTAGAACCTTCACGCAAAGCCTTCTGAGTATATTTCGCTTCAAAAGTCTTAGGGCAAATTGATTCCTGTACTTTAATCTTTCCTACTGTCAAAGTTCTTTGAGTGATAGTAGTAGTTCCGCTTGAGTTGAAACCGCAAGTTCCACCTGATTGGAATACTGCATCAGTAGTCATGATGTTGATAGTCTCAGCGGATTTAATACCCACCTGGACATTACCTCTAGCTTCAATCAAAGAAGCAGTTTTTGCAGAGAAGATAGCAGCAGATGTTAGCTGCAATTCGTTCTCCTTCACATAGTTAGTTAATGCTGATAAATCTAAGGCCATTTTATTTTTGTTTTAAAATTTGAAATGCTTTTTGAATGTTTGAATATCTGTCTTCCTTCTCTACTTTGATTGCCTTATGAAAAGAGTTGGGAGCAGATATTGCTTTGTCACTTGGTTCTTTGGCTAGGGATTCGATAACCACCGCAGAAAGTTGTACTGCTTGCTTCATCTCCTCATTTTTCTTTGCCATTTCTTCTACCTTCTTAGCAAGTTCTTCAACTTTCTTTTCAAGGTCACCCATGGCCTGCTCTACTTTGGCCATTGCTTCATCCTTCACAGGCTCTTCAGCAGGTACTTCTTCAGCAGATGCTTCAATCTCAACTTCGATCTTAGGCTCTTCTTCTGCTTTTTTAATCTCTGCAATTTTACCTTCTTCAAGGACTACTACTATTTCACCTGATTCTAGCTGATGTTCTCCAACAGGTGCAGGGATTGATTCACCTTCTGCTCCTACTACAAAGATTTCACCTGATTCTAGATCATAGGCTACAATAGTTCCATCTACTAGTTTGCCTTCAGTTAATGCAAAGGCTGCCTTCTTTTCTGCTTCTGAGAATAGAAGTTGCTTAATCTGTACTAGTGCTTCTTTTGCGTTCATAATTGTAAGTATTCGTTTAGTATTTAATGTTCAATTTGACTCAATATTTTGAAAATTTGTGACATGATTTGCTCCTCCTCTGTGATCACTTTGTTTGTCTTCTCATATCTGAAAAGCCCCTCCACAGAAAAGCCTTTGAAAGTCCCTGCCTTCACCTCTTCCCATATCTTCTCATTCTCTACTTTGAATGATCCAAACCATGACCCATCAGAGACTTCTTCAAATCCATTAGGTGGCATGATTCCTTTCTCCCTGTCAATGATGTAGGATTCAAACATGAAGACCCCATCTACAGGTGTAGAGTGTTCTACATTTACCCTAGATTGATAGCCCTTCTTGAAGAAACGCTGCACTATCTTCTTGATCTCAGCAGCAGAAAAGGTCACATAGTACTCCTCATCCCCATCCCTTCTGTAGATTGGCAAATCTGCAATCATCAAAGCACCTGTCACGATCCGCTGCTCAGGGTTTTGAATGTTGAATTTGTTAAATCCTACAGCATGAAAATCTTCCTGATTCATCTTGCTTTCTGCCCATCTGAGCATAGGCTCACCACCCCATAAAAGATAGGAGATAGTCCCACAGGCTTCTGTGTCTTCAGGCTTGTAGTACTCCGCTGCCCTACTTAGGTAGGAATAAGTCCTACGGATGGTCTCCCTAGAAAGTGGTTCTCCTTTCATTATCTGAGTCGCTCTGACCTTCCCTACCTGAGTAGCACATTTATT